TATATAAGTATCTCTATCAGCATCTCTAACTCCTCCTAAAACTCCCCATTTGTTACCTTCACCGTAACCTTCAAATTGTTCTAGCTCTGTATTGAAACGAATGTATCCTCTATGGCTATTATCTGTATTAGTATTATCAATAGGTCGCTGAGATGTATCACCACGAGGTATTTTAATACTGTCAGTTCTATTGACATCAAGAGCAATAATTGGATTTTGATTATAAATACCAACATTACCATTATGTAATATAGTAAAAACCTCGTCATTATCATTTAGTATATTTACGATATCATAATTCGCAATTTGTTTAAGTTTGAAAGCTACACCTGTTCCATTATTTTCAACATCTAATTGTTCTGTTGTATATAAATCAGTATTTAAAGTTGTTGTATCACCCAAAACAATTAGATTACTATTGATAGTTAAATTGCCATTTACAAGTAAATTATTATTATATTTATGATTAATAATAAATCTGTTACTGGAATGAGCTTCTTCTGAAATGAAATCAGTTTCTAAATCACTGATTCTATTTGATATTACGTTACTTGAATGCAATATATAATTACATGTATCTCGTATTATATCTCTACCTTCAACTCTCAATATACCATTTGAAGTATCAATATCACCATATAAATCTATTTTATATTGTGGTTCTTCTTCAAAACGTTTATGTAATATCATAACATCATTAATAATGCCTCCATCTAAGAAATCTTGTGCATAGAAAAATTTAAAGTTATCATAATTACTACTTGAATATGCATGTATTTCTACACCATTGGATCCGAGTGAATTGAAATGAATATTACTTGAATTTATCTCATATTCTTTATAGTAATTTTTATTTAGTATTTCTATTAAATCATTACCATTCGCATCATATATTTTTCCATCAAAACGGATATTACCACCCATATCAATATTACCTTTTAAAAATGTGTTTCCATCAGCATCAATTTTAAGGGGAACCCAACTATTATTTTCAGTACTATCATTATATTTAATTTCAAAAACCCCGTCGTAACTATATAATTCATGACCGGCTATTTTGTTTATATTTTCAACATTATTCATAAGTGTAATATGAGGTTTGAAATTTTTATAGTTATAATTTTTAATTCTAATAATATAATCTTTATCTTGAAAATCTGATAATTTATTAAAATATTCATTCAAATATATCTTATTTGTAAAGTTATTACCATAAATATCAAAATCATCTTCAATCAAATAATTACTATTTATAATTTTCAATTCCATTTTTCTTGGAATACTATTAACATCGTTAGTAATAACAAAATTGCAAGAATAAATATATACATTAGAATTACTATTTTCAACATCAATATTATAAGAATATTGAATACTATTATCATCACTTTCTAAATTCATAAGAGAATCAGGTAAAATATTTGATGATTTTAATAAAATAGTATTATTGCGTTCTGCCAAGAATTTACCAGTTAAAAAAATGTTAGAGTTAATTCTAACAATATTTGATGTTCTTGTTTGCAAAAATATATTTGTATAAATACCATTATTATTTAATGATTTTGTATCAATTTCAGCATTTGTATATTCATAATAAAAATCGCCACTATTAAATGGTAATATATCTGTAATGATTTTATTATTGATATATATCATATTGCTATCATCAACAATATTGGAATTAAATTCAGATAAATATGTAATATTACAACTTAAATATTCAGGTAGCAATATGACATTACTATAATTATATGTAAAATCATAATTAGAAGCTACATTATTTTTCAAAGTTAAATTACAAGAAAATCTATCAGTTATAGATATAATATGACTAACGGAATCATCATTTATTATAGTATTTTTACCATATGATAATTCAGGTTTCAATATAATATTACATGTAAATAAATCAGTATTAAATTTAAATATACAAGTAGTGATATTATTAACATCATCATAATTTGTTAAATTCATTATACCATTTTCATAATTAATGAAATTTACATTTAAGTTTGATGCATTATAACTAATTTCTAAATTAGAATGAAATGTTTTATAATTAATATCACTATTAAGAATTACAGTAGATTTAAATAAGAAGTTAGGATCTATTTTATTATCATTTAAAATTGGGTTGAAATTATTATCAATATCTGGGAAATAAGAAATACCATAATTGTAAGTTACAAAATATTCTTTATCATCATTGTTCCAATTTGATGATAATGTTGTTAAAATTAAATTTTCAGGAGATATATTTACTAAACTATCTAAAACATATCCTGATGTATATCTGCTTGTAATAGCCATAGCAGGAGTATTGTAATCAGTATTTATCACGAATGATTCATCTAATTTTTCACTGTTGAACCCAAAACGCGCACCTTTTCTAATATTATTGCCATCAAACGCATCAATTATAAATACATTAGAAGATTCTGGTTCATTAAAAGTACTTTTATTTGCTACATCAATGCAAAATCTATAATTGTTCTCAAAACTTGAACCAGATAATGTATGATAAATATTACAAGTGCCACCTGTATATAAAAGATTAATAGCAGGAGAAAAATGGCTGTTTGTTACTTGAATACCATATTTATTAATATCATCAATGTGGAAAGCAACATTGCTATTATTATTAAAATTATTACCTATACCAATATGAGTTGATGAACCTAAGAAATTTCCATTATCATCAATGTTATTTTTAAAATTATAGAATTTTTTATAATAACCATCATGTAAGAAACTCATATCAAATCTGGTATGTTTGTCATCATCACTTGATAAGTTAAATTTAATTAAATTTTTAATATTATTTTCTTTTTCATAATCATCATCAGCAATTAACAAATTACAATTATATATTGCTAATTCCAAACTTGACGAACATTCTATTTTATTATCTGAATAAGTTATAAATTTAGCAGCTGCCAAATTAGAATTATCTTGTTTAACAATTATTGGAATAGATTTTTTTTCTATTGGATCGACGATTACACTTCTATTTGGAGTATAAAGTATATTAAATCCTGTATATCTGATATCATTATTTACACTTGGTAATCCAGATTCATCATCAAGAGCAGGATTCAACGTTTCTATTGTTTCAACAGTCTTTATATATTGTGTTATTTGTGATAATGTTTTCAAATTCGCTAATCTAAAATTATAATTACTACCATATTTATCAATTATATTAATATTACCATGTACATCTAAATCACCATAAATTGACATTGCTGAATTATTATCATCATATGAAACTGTATTTTTATTAACATCAATATGATAATTTGAGTTTGTAGAATTATAATAAAATGACATACCAAATGTTTTTGGTTTTGTATCTTTATCAATGTAACCTATTTGTAAAGGACCTATACGTTGTATATTACGTGTATCAACATCATTAAATGTGTGATTTTTATAAATAAACCATCTTTCGGCATTCCTATCATTTTCTAAATTTCTATCATATTCGCAAATATCTATTCCACTAAAATCAGCATTATTATTTGCACCACCTCCCCGAACTCCACGATATATTCTAATAACTGAATAGTTATTTTCTTCTGTTGTTAAATTTCTAATTTGTAATGGCACAGAAACATTTTCTCCTTTCCATCCAATTGATATTTTTTTATTTGTATAAAAACTATCAGTATTATTTGCAATTTGCAAAGTTTCAATAATTTTATCATTTTGATAATAGTAATCAGCGTTTATGCCTTTTTTAACATTTAAACCTTTCATACTTGATGCATATGATGTTAGATTGTTGTAATTAATGCAAAATTTATCAGTTTGTGAATCATAAATATTAAAAAAGTTTTTAGATTGATAAATAAAACCACGTGTTCTATGCATTTCATTACCAACAGTTAAATAGTAATTATGCGCAGCAACATTTCCTTCAACATCTAATTCATAACCTACGCGTGCAGCATATTTATTGATACTGACTCTTTCTCTGTTAATAGACATTGTTGGTGGAACATTTCTGATATTGGGTAAATAATAGTTACTTGTTAATTCGGATATATCAGTTTCAGGGTAAAAATAAATATTATTTCTTTTTCCAGAAACTTTATTTGTATTCATAATTAAACTATTATCATAATAATCTAATCTAGATAATCTACCAATATTAGCATAATATTCTTTGTTTTCAACAATATTTTTCAATGTTATATCAAAATTATTACTTGTGGTAACATCATCTTTTATAATATTTAATATACCCTCAAACCCTTCTGTATCTGTTAATCCTAATGCTAATTTTCTTGGAAAACTAACATTACAATTAGCATCGAGAGTAGCTATATTACTATGAACATATACAAAAAAGTAATTGCTACCATCTTGACTTCTACTATATGTTCCATATCCAGTTGTTGGGTCATCAATGTCAATAGGTATTATTTTACGATTACCAATATATATATCATCAGCTACCTTTAATTTGTTAATATTAACACTTTGCGAATTGGTGAAATTAACTTCGTTATCAAACTGTACTATACCTGTAAAGTTAGCCACATTATTTACAATTAATGATTTAGTATTAATATTATTATCAACATTAACATCAGTATTAACTTGCAATCTATTTGTAGATAATAGGTCATTTACACCAATATTATTGAAATTATATAAATTTCCTAAAAAATCACCTTCTGATATTTGTGTTGTATTTATAACACTTATACCGGAAGATCTAATATATATATCATCAAGTGCTTTATGACTATTTGTGTAATAATCATACATTAATATTTCATTAAAACAAGAAACTCCATTTACTTGAAACTTTATTTCTGAATCAATAATATCATTGTTTATTATTTCACCGTTATGTAATGTTTTTCTTGTAAAATCTCGGGTACTTGTTCTATTAATACCAATACCTACATTATTATTTTCATCAATAGCTAATGCTGGAAATTGATTGCTATTTGTATATTTTGGCAAAGCATTTGTACCATATAATTCTTCTATATTTGAAGAAGATTTACTAATATGAAATTCTAATGGTGTACCTCTTGTTGTTGATATAATAGCAGGTGAAATATTTGAACCACCAATGATACCAAAAGCAAATTTAGTAGGTTCTTCATCATTATTTGTATCATTTCTTATAGCAACATGCATACTTTTAAATTTATTATTGGCCGTTGATACGATATTAAGAGGATGTGTATTATTATAAGTATCAACATGACCGCCTAATGTAACAAAATTTGGTGTAAAAACATTTTTAATGTAATAATTATAATTATAAACATCTTCGTAACTGGTATTTAAACCTGCTTGGAAAGGCTGATTAGCAGAAATATTATTTGCGTTAATAATAAAATCTCTAATTAAACTACTTGTTAGTGGATCACCATCTAAAATAATATCATTAAGTTCTAAACCAGCCGCTTTAATAACACCAGCACAATAAATGTTTTTGTCTACAAATAGTGAAGTATCAGAATTTAAAAAATTAGAACTTGAATTTCTTGATGTATTAACAGCGACACCATCACTATTAACTAATAAACTCCATTTGGTATTTCTTTGATTATCTTCTTCTGGATAATATGTTTTTTCACCGACTACAAGATACTCGTTTCTGTTTAAATCTAAACCTTCTAAGTTGATAGCATTACCATCTGCATCAACTTGGAATCCAATACCAACAGAATTGAGTTGTATTGTCGGTGCTATACCTTGATTACCAATAAAACTCATTTATTATGTTATTCTATTTAAAAGAAATATACTATTAATATTTATATGTATATCTTTATGTATAAAGATAAAAAATGATATATACATATAACTTATTTTTATTATATAATGAAAAGAATTGACAATATTCATAATAAAACAAAAGAGATTGATAGCGAAAATTTGCCTTATAACAATAAAAATATACTTTTGCATGAAGAAAATCTAAGAAAACTATTTGATGACAATGGATTAAAAGAATTGAAATTTAAGAATATTAATTTGTATCGTGTTGCTTTCGTCCATAAATCATATTGTACAATGAAAAATATAGATTTCAATAAAAGCAATATTAATTGTCCGAGCGATTGCTTACCTTTACAAGATATATCATATGAAAGACTTGAATTTCTTGGTGATTCTTTACTTGGCATGATTGTTGCTAATTATTTATATAGTAGATTTCCTGATCAAAATGAGGGGTTTTTGTCTAAAATAAGAACAAAAATTGTCAATGGTAAAATGTTAGGATATTTATCGGATAAAATTGGTTTTCCTAAATTTGCAATTATATCTAAACAAGTTGAAGAATCTAATGGAAGAAACAATTATAAAATTATGGAGGATATATTTGAAGCATTTATTGGTGCTCTATATTTGGATTTTCAATCTGATGATGATGATGTAATATTGCCATCACATATTAATATATTACCTTCAACCGGAGCAGGATATTATGTTGTAGAATCATGGATAATTTATATAATAGAAAACTATTTAGATTTCAGTGAATTAATAAGAATTAAAAATAATTATAAAGATATGCTTGTCTCACACATGCAACATTATTTACAAGATGTTCCTCAATTCAAAGAGCTAAGTGTTGTTACACGCGATAATTATAAAATATTTACATATTGTGTTAAGGATAGAAATGGCACAACTATCTCAACATCAACTGGAAAAAGTAAAAAAGAGGCTGAAAATAATGCTGCTTTGGAAGCATTAAAATATTATAATATAAATGTAAATGAATATAATGCAAATATATAAGTAATTACAATTATATAATTTTAATTATGAAAATAACACATTTAGTACTTTCTGGTGGAGGTATGAGGGGGGTAATGTATGTGGGAGCTCTAAGATATATATATATTGAAAATCTGCATAAAAATATAACTCATATAGCAGGAACTTCTATCGGTTCTATAATTGGCCTTGCAATAGCATTGAAAATTGATATATATGAAATTGAAAACATTATAATGAAGGTCAATCAAGATACAAAATTATGTAATATTCCTTATAAAAATTGCATTAAAATAGTTACTGAATGTGGTTTGACTGATGTGCATATTTTTTCTAATTATTTAAAAGAATTTGTTAAAATAAAATATCCTGATATTGAAGAAAATATTACTTTTTCTTATTTAGCAAAACGTTTTGGTATAAATTTTTATGTATCAGCAACAAATATTTATACTTGTAAAAATAAAATATTTAGTCTTGAAACAACACCAGATTTATGTGTTTTTAAAGCTTGTTCAGCATCTATGTCTATACCATTATTATTTAAACCAATAAAAATAGATGATGATTATTATTACGATGGAGGATTTACAAATAATTTCCCTATTAATATTTTTGGTAATGTTCCATATGATAATATTTTAGGAATGATATTATATAAAGCTTATTATGATAAGGAAATACCGGATGATAAAATACCACGACCAAAAATAAGTTTTATGTTTTTATCTAAACAAATTATACATTTGTATGAAAAAATTAGAACAAGAGCTGTATTGGGTGAATTAATAGATGTTGATAAGATAGAATATTATTATATTCCGAATAATATTCCAGATATTCCAATTATGAATATTGAAATAAATAAAAAAGGTTTGCGATTAAAATTACCAGAAGAATTATTTAATAATATGATATATTCAGGATTTAAAAGTATGTCAGAATATATTATTGAAAGAAAAAGAAAGTACATAGAAAAAATGAAAAAAATATGCGAAATCACAATTGTAGACTATAATTAATTATAAATGGTTTTTTATTAATTATTTTTTCCTTTGGTTTATATTTTATAAACATATTTTTTGGTGCTGTTATTAAATGAGGTATCATAATTTCATTAATTAAATCTTTCAATTTTTTATTTACATTACTTTTTTTTGAAACAATTGTTTTATCAATTAATATTAACTTATTAAGTAAATAATTTGTGAAATAGGAAACATTATCTGATGGATAATTATCAAAATACGACCATGATTTGGGTAATATTTTTTTATTAGAAAACGCATATATTATTCTTATATAATCTTCCAACATATTTGATGTTATATTATAATCATTATTAATTTTTTTAGCAAATCCGAAATCAAATATCATAATATTATATTTGCAACTTTTTAAATAAAAATTCTCACCATTTATATTATAATGGTAATAACCATCTTCAATTGAATCAATATGATATAAAAAGTTGCCGTAATGACAATCTCCATGAGTATATCCAGTACATTGAAATGTCATAATTGATAACATAACTTGAATAAATACATTATATACTAACATGTCATCACTTACATATGTTTTCAATTTACATATCTGCTTTAAATCACCATGAGCTAATTCATTTAGATTTATATAATAATTATAATTACTTATAATTGGTGGAACTTCACTTGATATATTTTTGCATATTAAAGTTCTATATGTAAAAATAAAGTGTTTGGATAATTTCAATTTAAGTATTTTATCAGTAATATGTTCATTTAAAACTTTTTCAATACTATTTGATGTATTTATTTTCATCAATTTTGTAGCAATAGGATATTTACCTATTACATCTTTAATAGATGTTACAAATATAGAACCATATTTGCTATTTGAACCAATTTGTTTTTCTAAATTTATAATATTATCAATTGTATATCCATTATATACTTTTTTATTTTTATAGAATTTTTTTTTTCGCAAACAACTAATTTCATTTATTTTTGATATTTTACTATATACATACTTAAAATATTTAGCACGATTTTCAATGCTATATTTATTTTTAATATATAAATTTAAAAATGTTTTAACAGTTATTTTATCATAAGATGAAGACCATGATAAAATATCATTACTTAAAATATTTCTTAATTTGCTCGAAGAAATTTTATTAGATATTTTAGATTGAGATAATGTATTTTTTGCATAAGCATTTCCTCCTTTAAAATAGAAACTTCTATGATATTCACTGTTTATATTAGAACATTTAGTCATTTATTCTACTATTAGATAATAAATATATATATTATTATAATAGATTTGATATGGAACCGTATGTTTTTATATTGGACTTAGATGGAACAATTATTGGAGATTGTAGTTATCAATGTGATTTATATAATTTACAAGATATATTAAAGAAAAATATTGGCAACTTTAATAAATCAACAGCAGCATCATTTAATAAAAATAAAGTAGATTGTGAGAAAATATTAAATGAAAGTTACAGTAATGAATCGTTATTAATAAGACCACATTTTACTAAATTTTTTTGTAGTATAAAAAAATTCTATCCTAGTTCATTTATATTTGTTTATACAGCATCTGAAAAAACATGGGCAAATAAAGAAATAGCTATTATTGAAAAGCAAAATAATATAAAATTTAATCGTCCTATTTTTACGCGCGATAATTGCATTGTTGATAAAAATGGCATGATAAAAAAATCTGTTACTAAAATTATGCCTCAATTATTAAAAACTATGAAAGTTAAAAAAGATTATGATATTGCTAAGAGATTATTGATAATTGATAATAATCCTACATTTGTAGATTTTAAAGATAATTTTTTACTTTGCCCAACATATAATTATATTCATTTCAGTAATTTATGGGAAGGTTTACCAGATAAGGAATATTTTAAATGTAAAGAATTAAAAAACTTTGTAATGAAAATGATAGTACAAAAAAAAATGCATAATATTAAACAAACAACAAAACCGGAAAAACAAGAAAAACTTTATAAATGGCTTTATAAAAAGCATAGAAATATTAATAAATATAATTGTAGTTATACAAATGATACATTTTGGAGAGATATTACTTTATTAATAAGGCATCATAATATCAAAGAGTATAACAAAAAAATAATTATGTCAATGCAAAAAAGTATAAAGAATTAGTATTAATTCTAATTAAATGATATATATAAGTTTTGATATAGGTGTTAAAAATTTGGCATTATGTATACTGAGAAAAACTGATAAGATTGAAGTTATCGATTGGAGGATAATTGCATTGGCAGATAGTAAAAAAGAGTTGAAGGGTATTGAAGATATATCTGAACGCGTTTATTATGAAATGGATAATATTATAGGTTTTTTAAAAGAACAAAAAATAAATATAATAGATTATGTTCTTATTGAAAATCAGCCATCTAATTTAAATGGTATTATGAAAACGATACAACATATTATATATAATTATTTTAGTTTAATAAAACATTGGGATAAGGAAGTAGAACATGTTGTATTGGTCAATGCTTCTTTGAAATCAAAAACACATAATTATGAATCTGAAATAAAACCAGATGTAAATGTATGTAACAAAAATGAAAAAAAATTTAGAAGAAGTAAATATATATATAATAAAAAGCTAAGTATTGATATTTGCCAAAATTATATTAAGGACAATCAGAGATTACTTGATATTTTCTTAAATAATAAAAAAAAAGATGATTTAAGTGATGCGTGTTTACAAGCAGTATCATATATTAGAACAAATATCAAAAATGAGTCGTTGGATAATTATAATGTATTATATTAAAATGAATATATTATTAATATCAATGTATAGCGATAAATGGAATTGGAAAAAACAACATAAATTATATAGAAAAGCGATTGGGAAAAATGCTAAATTGATTATAAAAAGATATTATGATAAAATAAGTATTAAAAATGTTTTAGATAAGGGAAAAATAAAAGGGATAATAATAAGTGGTTCTGATTATTTTGTTCTCAAAAAGGGCTCACCATCAGTACCTAATTTTATATTTAAATATAAAATACCTATATTAGCAATATGCTATGGATTACAATTTTTAGCAGCTAAAACAAATAAAAAAAATATAAGTAGTTTTAAAGATGGAATGAGAACTTATACAAAAAATATAAAAATAATCGAACCATTTAATGTGAAAAAAATGACATACACATACTTACATCAAGATTATTTAGTAGGTATCGGAAATAAATATAAGGTAATAAAAAAAATGGGAAATAAGATAGTTATAGCATATAATAAATTTGATAACATATTTGGTATACAGTTTCATCCAGAATATATTACAAAAACCGGTAGAATATTTTTTAAGAAATGGTTTAATTTTATAAAAAAATAGTGCGTAATCTTGTATATATATAAATTATTGTAAATATATAAACATTTGAAACTCAAATAATATATAATATGTCTTTAATATCAAATTTAAATAGTAAAAATGATGATTTAATAGAATTAAATAAAGATAGTTTCAAAAATAATTCTTTTAATTTTAACATACCTAAAAACAATGGTATGAAAAAAGGTGGCTTTATAGATGATAATTTATTTAATAAAAAAAAAATTAGTGACGATGTTATATCTATGTCTTCTAGATCTTCACGAGCAAGCAGTTCTGCTGGAAATAGTAACTATGATAAGGCTAAATATATGAAAAACATGAAAAATATATATAAAGATAAAAAATTAAATTGCGACGAAGATATGGATAGTACGTCATGTAGTGATGCCAGTAGTGTAAGTTGTAAAAGTGATGTTAGCGAAAGTAGCAGTAGAAATAGCAACGATACAAGAGACAGTGGAGAAAGTGGGGAAAGTGGAACATCACAAAGTAGAAGTAACAGTTCAAGTGAAGAAAGTAGAGTAGCGAAAAGAAAGCATATGAGCCCAAAAGATATTGTGAGAAATGAAATTAATCAGAAGCGCGAAATAATATATCAACTTGAAAGGTTGGAATCAAAGGGTTTCAAATTACCTTTCAAGTTTAACATGAATTCTGATTTAGATGAAATGATTTCTGAATACAATCGCATTATTAGAGAAAAAGAACTTGATGGTAGTGTAAGATTCCAACAAAAAATGTTAATGGCATTTGTATCAGGAACTGAATATATGAATAGTAGATACGATCCATTTTCAGTTAAATTAGACGGATGGTCAGAACAAGTTAATGAGAATATTAATGATTACGATGATATTTTTGAAGAATTACATTATAAATATAAGTCATCGGGAAAGAAAATGGCACCGGAATTAAGATTATTTATGTCTTTATCAGGAAGTGCATTTATGTTTCATTTAACAAGCAGAATGTTTAAAGAGCAACCTATGCCTGATGTAGAAAATGTATTAAAATCAGATCCTGAATTAATGAAACATTTTCAAAATGCAGCTGCCAAACAATATATGATGGGAGGAGGCGGTGCTCCAAAGCCAATGCAAAACAGTACGGGTAGTAATAATATGGGATTATTTGGAATGGTAAGTAATTTGTTTGGTTCATTAAATAGCGATCCTATATCATCGGAAATGCCAAAATATCAACAAAATAATTTAACAAATAAATCGGCGAATGATATAGATAATATTATAAATGATGTTCATAATAATATATCAATAGAAGACGATTTAGATAATCACATAGAAACCCTATCTGTTAGTGATGAAGAAATAACATCAATAATTGAAGATACAGCTGATATTCAAATATTAAAAAAATCAGGAAAAAAGGGAGTTAATATTCGTACTTTAAATATTTAAATAAGTTTATCTTTTTCTGCGAACATTAGTTATTTTTTTAGCACTTTTCTTAACGAAGCTACCTACTTCTTTGACAGATTTAGCGATTCTATCAGGAGTAGATTTTAAGGTACGCATTGGGTTACGGATAGTATTTTCTACTTCTTCTTCAAATACTTCAATGCGAGATAATAAGTTGCTTAAAGTGCTTAATAATATCGGGATGATAATTATAGTGAATAATAATGTTAAGAATAAGAATAAAGATATCATAGTGCCAATAGCGATGATATCTCTAGACATATCTTCCGAACATTTGCATTTTTCATTAGTTAAATATTTAACATAGTCAAACGCATAGTAGATATATACAACAAATAGTAAGAAGAATACGAAAGTTGCGATTGCTACTAATTGTACAATTACACCACCCATGCTTTTAGCAACTGATTTTATGGAAACAAAAGCAGTTACAAAGAAGTATATTAATGCGATTATTGTGAAATTCTTGATAAAATCCTTGTTAGGATGCTCGGAACATTCACAACCGATATTTTCTAACTTGTATAAATATGTGTATATTATTAATAATAATATAACAAATATCATTTGAATTATTAAGCTACTGTAAAAAGATAGATTGTTTTCTTCCCTCATTATATTTTTAACGTTTCTTACTCTATATTATAATATAGAAATTATTTATTTTGTAAATCTAAAATATTGTATATTAAAAACTTTGTAGAATTATTAAAATTTGAAATATCTATATCTTTTATTTTATTAATTATTTCCGGAGTTTTTGTTACACTTAAAATTTTAAATAATTGTTCAAGAAAAATATCTAGAATATGCTTATATTCCTTGTTTTCTTTTAGTATATCAATCGTATGTTCAAATAATATTTCTAATAAAACATGAATTTCATCTAGCTTAAATTTAATCCATAGTTTATTAAGATTATTTATATTTTTTTTCCACTTAATATAATCGCAATATAAATCATATTCATCGTTTAATAATAAAATATTATTATCGTAAATTGTTTTTGGGGGGTTCCATTCTCTTAATTCTATGTAATTCTTCCATTTAGCGTCTATATTATCTTGCATAATTTTTTCATCAAAAAATGTTAATATGATTGTACATAAACTGTTTTCATTTAGCTTTATATATTCCCATATAATTTCAAATACACTATTATTATCATTTGTATTAATTATTTCCTTAATACTATCATATATAGTGCTCTTATTTTTTGTAGTTATTTTATTTAATAATCCAACTATTTTACGTTTCAACATTGAGTTATCGGTAAAATCAGGAATTATGATATGAAATCTATTTTTTGATGTAATATGTTTTTCTTTTTTATTATAATTTTTTTTTACCCATATCATTTTAGGGTCATAATATGATTTAAAACAATTATAAGTATCATTAAATTCTACAGCCTTATTTTTAATATTTTCCGGTATTTCTTCTATTTGATTATATCTATACTGAAAATATGAAATATCAATTTTAATAATACTATCATTCATTGTATTTATATAATACTATTTAAATAATCTTATATAATTAAATACATAAAGCATTAATAATATATAATATAAAATGACTATTGCAATTCAAAGCATTGGATCGTTTATTGATTTTGTAAAGAATTTGGAAGAAGTTTATAAAAATCAATTAATTTACCGTACTTTAATAGTTTATGGTAATGAAAACTATGTATCAATTTACAAATATATGTTAGAGCAAAATAATAATAGTGTATATGTTGTCAATGATAAACAAATAGATTATGATAAAATAGATTATAGAATATTAATGGTTAATTATAAAAAATTTAAGGAATTTGTAGAAAAAAATGGTAGTGACTTTTATAATTTGGTTATGTATACACCATGCATTATTAGTAGCAATAATAAAATATAATTATCTAACAATATTTTAGATAGAATATTAAATGGCGAAAAAATCGTTTAAAATAGAATATTTTATATTGGCTACTTTTGTGTTAATTGTGTTTGTCTTATTATTAAATAGTAAAAATATTTGTGAAGGATTTTATGAAAATAAAAAATATAGTTTAGAATATTATTATATGGATGGGTGCGGACACTGTGACCAATTCAATGAAAGTGGAATATGGGAGAAATTAGAAAAAAATCATTATGATAAATGTGATTTTAAGAAATATAATATGAAGGATAATATGGATAGAATTAAAAAATTTGATATTCAAGGATTTCCTACAATATTACTTGTAGATAAATCTGATAATAAAGATAAAATGGTAAAGGCATTTGAAGATGCTAGAACATATACTAATTTAGAAAGATTTATTAATAATATATAAGATATTATTAAGGTATTGATATAACAATAAAAATGGGAGGCGGATTAATGCAGTTGGTTTTAACCGGGCAAATGGATCAATATATTACAAGAAACCCATGTATCAATTATTATAAATATGTTTATAAAAAACATACTAACTTTGCATTAGAAAGTTATGAAACCCCACCAATAAACAATGCAAATGGTGGTTTTTATCAAAGTGTAAAAATGACATATAAAATTGAGCGCCGCGCTGATTTATTAACGAATATGTATTTATCATTTATGTTACCAAATATATATTCTACAAATGAATTGAGGTTCAGATGGGTAGAAAATATTGGATATAATTATGTTGACCGTGTTGAACTGTTAATAGATGGTAATACTATTGAAACATTGTATAGCGATTGGATGAATATTTGGAATGAACTCACTAATAAAGATGGTATTGAATATAATAAATTATTAGGTAACGTAACAGAACTCGTAGCACCATATAGTTTTCAAGCTAAATATACATTTGCAAATAATAAACTTTATAATATTAATTATCCAGTATCAACTTTTTCAAGTTTAACACCTAGTATAAAATCACGTGAAATACAAATACCTTTAAATTTCTGGTTTACAAGAAATCCATCACTGGCATTACCATTGTTAAAATTAGCCAATAATGAGGTTACACTTGATGTTTATACAAATCAACGCGGTGTTGAAGCTCTCTATAAAGTTTGGACTGATAAATTGAATACTTATGTTAGTAGTAGTTTCTACAATGACTTACATAATGCTAAAATATCTATAAATAACTTTATAAAAAATAAAAATCATGATGTTCAAAATAAATTGCATTTGACTTATGTATTTTTGGACAGTATCGAAAGAAGTAAAATGCTTCTTGAAACAAATAGCATGGATTATATTATTGATACTGTTAAAATGTCAACAGCTAATGTTGATACAGTATCACAATCAACCGTTACTTGTGATATTAACAATGCAAATAATCATATTAAAGAAATTATATGGTTTTTAAGACGCACTGATATGATACCAAAATATAACAATTATATTAATTATACTGGTTCACCTATATATGCTGAAAATATGCATATAATGAATAATGCTGTTATTAAATGGGCAAATGATACAAGTCGCGCAGATTATAATGCTGAATATTATAATAATATTCAACCATATTATTATCATACCAATATACCACGAACAGGTATATATTGTTATTCTTTCGCTCTGTTTCCAGAAAAAGTAAATACATCAGGGTCATATAATAATTCACAAATCAAAACATCTGTAACATTTACTACGAACGATCTCAGTAATGATGAAACATTTAATGGAATACAAAATGCAACAAAAGCAATATTGGGACAAAATTATAATTATAATGTTTTATATGAAGCTAAATTTTTCGTAAAAGAAATTAACGTGCTTTCCATAATAAATGGTAGTGCACAGTTAAAATTTATATAATTTTTTTATTCTTTCAAAGTAGTAATAAGTAAGAATGGACTTATTTGCATTAATAATTTTATTATTAGCAGGCTTTATCATCAAATATTTAATAGATGTAATATCATCTCTAAGCAAAGAAATTAAAGAAATAAAAAATAAATGCATTATGTCATCAGCAGCTGAAACTTTAAAATCTAATGAATCTCCAATAAAAAAAATGAACAATGATTTTATAAAAGGAATATCTTATTTCAAAGATTATTTTGACTAAAATACATATAAATAATATAACCTTATATACATTAATAACATATCAAATATGCCTAGAAAACCCAAAAATCATGATGATAAAGCAATAGAAATAAGAAAAAAGAAAAATTTAATGAATACAATGGTAAAAGATGTAACACTTATAGAAAATGAAGACATTATACTACAATTGCCAATTACTTATGTTGATGGTAATAAAGATAATAGTGATGTAATACAAGAGACACCAAAGCCATATGAACCAGATTGTTTTTATCTAAATGATTCTAATCATTATAACAATATTCAGAACAATAATCTTGAAAATATTGAAACTAATAATGAATACATGTTAGATTATGGATATGTGAAGGATATACTTAACAATAATAATAATTGTTATTGGTGTTGCCATCCGATAGAAAATCGTACATACGGTATGCCATATAAATATAATGTTAAAACAGATACCTATGTATCATTTGGCAACTTTTGTTCATTAGAGTGTGCAAATGCTTATAATTTTTCTTCTCACTGTGGAAGTGATAAAGTATGGGAAATAAATAGTTTAATACAGATGCTAAGTAAACATTATGGATGCAATAAAGCTATTCGCCCTGCTCCATCGCGTTTTTTGTTGAAAATTTTCAACGGCCCACTTACAATTGAAGAATTTAGAAGTAGCCACTTAACAAACGACAAAACACATATTTTGAATTTACCACCAATGATAACTACTACACATAATTATGAAATTGTAAATACTTCATATATCAAAAATATAACGGATAATATTAATAATCAAGGTAAAGAATCCATGTTATCTAAAAATGCGATTGAAAATAAATTAAAACTATCAAAATAAAAAAATGATATAAGAAATGTATCCTTTATATATTACGTATAATGTCGGAAATTTACTTTTCTCCTTACAGAATTTCAACAATTACTTGTAATGCAAATATTGGCATCAATACAAATATTAATTTAAATGTATTATTTGATAATATTAATATTAAAGAAGATTGTTTTGATAATAAAGAAGGTATTGTATGGATACAATTTATGAAGGATAGTGAAGATGTTTCTCGTGGTACTTATCCTAAAAAACGTAGAAAAAGTAAAAAAGATAAGGTAAAGAAAAACCGCTTTGATAACCAAGTAACTATAATTTATATGTTTAATGATAAATATATTCCCAATGTAAAAATATTTAAGAATGGTAATATACAATTGACTGGTATTAAGGAAGTTAAAGACACAGAAATAATTGTTAATTATATTATTGAGAATATTAAGAATATTTATAATAATGTAACAAACGAAATAGTTGCGTCTGATACAGATGTAAATAAATTAGAGTATCAAAACTTTAAAATAAGGATGATTAATACTGATTTCAAAGTTTACTGTGATCCCGAGATGACCAAGGGATTTGAATTAAAACGCAAAGAAATTCATAGAATATTTATTGGAAATGAATATAATAACAAATGTTCATTTCAACCTGGTATATATCAAGGTGTCAAATTAGAATATTTCTGGAATAAATTCAGTGACCATAAGAATGGTATTTGTTGTTGCCCGACGAATTGTTACGGTAAAGGTAGTGGCAATAAAATAGGTGAATGCAAAAAAGTAACAGGTGCATTATTTGAAAGTGGTAGTATATTAATTACAGGAGGCATTGCTTTTGAACAAGTAGATGAAACATATAAGTATATTTGTGATTTTCTTAGAAAAAATAAAGAAAATATAAAGAAGCCTCAACCAAAGGTTTCGTTGATGTGACAGCTGAAATTATAGTTGTCATTAGTTAAATTATATTTTTTATATAGTAAAGTATCTACTGTATTATTACCAGGTCTATTATATGATGGTATATGATGACTTGCGTAGAATTGAGCACTAAATGATACAGCATCAGGTTCTATATAAGGTGTTACATATGTATTACCCCATGGTTTCTTATCAAATAGAACATCACCAGTATATAATCCTGCATTTTTTGGAGGAGAAGGTACAGGAACATCGGGGGAATAATCAAGCTCTGTATATTCTAATTCGTTTTTCATTATTGGTATCTCTATTTATATTAATATATTAGAAAAAAGAGTATTTTGAGTACATAATTTTATTTTTTTATAAATTTTCATAAACTTTAAGATTTTCTAGATATTTAGAGAATTATGTACTCGTTTTTCTAATTATATAAAGAAGATTTTATATAAACATTATATAAATGGGTAGAAAGGATAAAAAACAAAAGACACAAGACGAACATGATTTTGTTAAAGATGGTATGGAAACAAATGAAATAAGAAATATTGTTCAAGATATTATGCTTTATATTGAAGAAAATAGAAATAAAATGGAGTTTAAAGATATTATAGCTACTTTAAAAGATAATATACATAGAGTTGAGTTTTTTGAAAAAAGATATCCAATGTTATATCAAATGGTAACAAAAGAAGAAGGATTTGAATATCAAAGCTTAGAATACTTTTTAAAAATGCGAGAGGGTATCATACAAAAACAAATGACAACAGATGAAGCTTCAAAAATTGTAGGACAACAGTGGTTTGATAAATATTGTAAAAAATAAGGTAGATAAATAAAAATTGATATAAGACTTATAAGCTTATTAGTAATTACTATTATGAATTCATATCTACCAGCAATCAATTTCCCCAAATATGTCAATGATATTATTTTAGAGACATATAATATTTACAATAGTATTAATGATGATAATAAAACATATGCCAATTGTCTTATTATGGTATTAAAAAAATATCATTTATGGCCTAATATTAAGGTAAAGAAATTCAAAAACCGCTCTGATATTGTTTTGCTACACAATAATTATAAAATGGGTGAAGTATATGAATATCGTAATCTTTATGAGCAATGTCGCAGTATCGTACTTGACTTCACGCAATCATTCAATAATAATATAGTAGTAACATATGCTAATTCTATTCCAGAACGTGTAGACATTAATACATATATGACAAATATTTATAATGATAATGATAAATGTTATGAAGCTTATGATGGTACAATGATTACTGTTTATAATCATAATGGTGAATGGCATTTTGGAACATCAAGTTGCCCGGATGCAAACAGTTCTAAATTCTCACATCCAACAAAAACACATGGTAATATGTTTGATGAAATTCTATATAAATATTATGGAAAACAACTTACAGAACAAGAACTATCATTTACACCGAGTGATGTTTCAAAAATTTTAAGAAGTAAATTTGTAGCGTCATTGAATCCAGAAATGGCTTATGAGTTTATTATTGTTCATCATGAAAATATTCATATCATTGATTACACAAATGTTATCGGAGAAAACTACAAAGAACTAATTCATGTTAATACTAAAAATAGAAATACACTAATAGAGGAAGATATTAATACAACACGAATTCAAGCATATGAAGAAGTTGGCATTAATTATCCAAAAGAATTTACAAATGTAACAGATGCACTAAATCATATCAATAGTAATCCATATAGTTATGGACTAATCATTAAAAAGAAAATAGATAATTATGTTAAACTTTATAAAGTATCAACAGATATCATTAACTATCGCGAAGATACTGATCCGTGTCATCCAAATACCTGGATGAATGTTCTTAGTGTTTATATGAAAAATAAGCAAGATTATACTATAAAGGATTATATTAGTAATTATATGCCAAATATTGTACTACCTGTTGATAATAATGGTAGACATATAGACCCAACATATTTGATTCATACTCTAATTTCTACGATTAAGGATAGTCTCTACAACTATTATGTATCAACTACAACATACTTTCCAAGATATGGTAGATATAAAATGAATAAAGATTTGGATAAACAGTTTCCTCCAATTATTCAATATCATCTTGCACAACTTAGAAATCTCCAAATAACAACTTACAAAGAAAAGATGATTACATCAGCAAATGTATACTATTATCTTTGTCAATGCAATGACATCAAAAACATCAAAACACTAATTCAATTCTTCGCATCAAATCCTATTAATGAAATGAATGCTAGGACGTCAATGTGTTTTGCAATAATGAATAGTCTGATTTCATAAAATATCTTATTATATTAGAATGAACTACTTTTCAACACAAGGTTGGGTATATATTGTTATTAGTATAATATTTACAATAATTGCATTAATTTTAAATATTTATATTGAAGGTATCGGATTATATATGATGGGATATTTACTATATATTTTAGTTATATTAATAACTGCTTATAATATAACATGTTTAACATCAGGAGAGTGTCATTTGTGGAGTTGGATAGTAACAATAATATCAACATTACCAATGATATTAATAATAATACTAGTTATATATGGTGTTTTAACAGGTCTAATTAAATAAATTCTTTTTTTATAATAGATTAAATGGGTTCAACATATTATATTAAAGATTTTTATGATGATATTAAAAATAGACAACAAGATTTAATAAATAATCACTCTAAATTATGCCAAAAAGGTGGCTATTCTATATTGAGTCAACAGATTGATAAACTTAGTGCTCAACAAAAGCTCAATAATATTAGAAGAGAGCAGCAAATAAACCTCAATAATAAAATAAATAATATAATGAAAAAAATGCAAATGGGAGGCAATGGTAAAATGACACTTGGTGAAAATATCAAATTATTAAAACAAATGATTAAAGACCAATGTAAAATTGAAAAAAATCTATTGAAAAATATAAAAACACAACAAAAATGTATAAAACAAAAAAAATTATATTATTTACCATCTTATCAAAGTAAATTTAATGATGAAATTAAACGTGCTAATAATATAAATAAAGATATCAAAAAATTACATAAACATATCAATAAAATTATAGAAAAGAAAAATAATAATTTAAAATATGAAGAAAATTATAAATTTCTTAAAGTAAAACAAGAAGCTAAGGTAGCTACACTAAATAATTTAAAGAGTATAATTGATAAAATTAAACAACGCTAATTATTTTTTAAAAATTGATATATAAGATATAGATTTTTATTAATATATAAGTAAGGACAGCATGTTTGAAAATTATACCTTTGATATTAAAGATCCCACTAATAACCATAGTTTTGAAATTAATAATATGGATTTGGCGATTGTAAATGGTTTGCGACGCACTATTCTAACAGATATACCAATACCAGGTGTAATTGGTGAAAAGTTAGATAAAGATGAACCTACTGTAAATATAATTACTAATACAGGCGCATTACATAATGAATTTATTATTCATCGGATTGGATTAATTCCTATATGTTTGTCGGAAGAAGAAATTGAATTATATGAAGATAATAGTTTAATATTGGAACTAAATGTTAAAAATGAAACTGGTAAAACATTAAACGTTAAAACGAGTGATATAAAAGCAAAAATGAACGGTGAGGAATTATCAGATAAAAGATTGAAAGAGTTATTTCCACCTAATAAAGTATCTAATGATAATATTCTAATTACAAGATTACGTCAAGGAGAACATTTACACTTTACTGCAAATGTCGTTAAGCGTACAGCAAGGGATAATGCATCATTTAATCCAGTATCTCTTTCTAACTTTACATTTATACAAGATCCTACCGAAGCATCTAAATATGATAATGTCTTGGATAAAGAAAGATGTTATTATAAAAATAAATATGGTGATCCTGATAAATTCAGATTTGATATTGAATATATAAATATAAATGTTGGACCTAAATATTTGATATCAAAGTCACTTGATATAATGATTGATAAGCTAAATACTATTAGAAAAGAACTAGTAAATTTAGATGCATCAACTAAAATTAAATTGCAAAAGTTCCAAGATATTGAAGGATGTTATGAATTTATTATAGAAAATGAGGATGATACAATCGGTAATGTAATACAATCATTTATACATAACAAATATATTCGTGAAAAAAGCAAATTCAATGACATAAACTGCGTATATGTAGGTTATATATGCCCCCACCCATTGAAACAATTGATGATTGTTAGAATTACACTAGAAGATATTACTGATGATATGGTTATCATATCATTCTTTGAATCAAATTGTAAAGATATTATTAATAACTTATCTAATATCAAAATTAATTGGAATAAATTCACAATTGAAAATAATGTTTTATAAAATATCTCTTTGTATTAAAAGAGAAAGCTAATATTCTTTATAAATGTCTATTGAAATAGAAAATAATATTTTTACTATTGAAGATGAAGAATTAGATGATATAGAATATTTAGAAATATTAAGTCTAGATGAAATCATAAAAGATAATCCTTATTTTATTGCTTTATCACGCAATGATATTTATGAAAATTTACATGAAATGTTTCAGAATAGAAAACGTTCAGAATCAGTTACTCAATTATTTTATGACATATTAGAAAACAAAAAATCTGAGAATGGCAACATATCAGATTATTCTAATTATATTTTTTCATCAGATGCTATAAAAAAAAATAATGAATTAGAATGGGAAGATATTCATGAAGATGCAACTTATTTCAATAAATTATCTAAACTTAATACTGTTAAACATAATGAAGCCAAGAATAGATATTTCTTTGCTATTACATATGAACCAAAATCTAAAAATCTAAAATTTAAACCACAATCCCGAATCAATGCTATGATTGAACCAGAAAATAAAGAATATCCTGTATATTATCCTGTTTTTCCAATTGATGATGTAAATTTACCACTATTATCTGCTTATTATAAAATACCAACATGTACTGTTAATGATTATGTTTATACAAAAATTGTATCACATTTAAAAAATTCAATTAATATTAATTTAGTAAAAACGGATGGTTATGATAGTGTTGCTAAATTAGTTAAGTCTGTAAAACCTAATATTGAAGATATAATTGAATATCTCAAAGATTGTTTTGCTCTTGATTATAGTAATATTGATAATATATTTAAACGATTCGGACATTCATTAGATTTTATAAATGATAAAGATTTTGAAGTTTTATGCGAACATATGAAATCTTTAACTGAATATGAAAAAGAACGCAAGAATGTTAATAGAGCATTTAGAATAAAGAAAGGTGATATCATTAATAAAAAACTTACCTTTTTTGAAAAACTTTCATCTTCCATTAAATTAATTAAATTAAATGATAAAACAATAAACTTTCTATCTAATTTAAAGGATTCCCTTGAAGATTATCGTGTTAATAATATTATAACAGAAGAATTAGTTGATATCAAAACGCTTAATATATATGATATAATTAATTCAATACATTTAAATGATGCAAATCCAGATGATATATTGAAAAATATAAGGGCATCTATAAAAAATATTAATATTAACGAGGGAATTGAAGCAATTAATAATATTATAGATACACATGAAAATACAGAAAATATCATTGACGAACATGAATATATGAAAGTATTATTAGAATATTCAAGAGAACATATATTTGACTATGATACAGATGGTAAAAAGTATTTATTATCATATCGTGAAGTCAAGGAAATAAAAGAAGGTGCAGATAGAGATAATTATGAAGGTGGTATAGATGATGAATTTATTCACGAAAATCTTGATCTTGAAGATATGGATAATATTGCTGCTGAATTAGATGAAAATATTTATGAAAATAAAAAAATAAATAATTTTGATAAATATCTAAAAAAAATTACTTATAAAAATGAAGATGGATTTATAGAATATTTACGTATTATATTGAACTTTCTAAGTAATATAAGTCAATTGTCACATTTAGAATTAAATTATGAATTACTATGTAATGAGCTTTTTAAATATTATAAAAGTGTACCAACTAAATACGATAGATATAAAAAAGCATTTAATGAAAATGGGTTAGATGTGGATCATAAAGCTATAACAGATTTTATTAAAATTAAACCTAAAATGATTATGCAAGGTATAGTAAAAGACCAAGATCCAAATATTACTAAAATAATATATGAAGTTAATGAAGAATATGTGGAAAAGCTTAATGATATTTTAAGATTCGCAATTGCATCATGGGTTTTAGATATTCAAGAAAAAATCCTTGATAATACCATTTTAATTGATGAAAACTATTTGAATAATTCTTTTGTTGATAAATGGTATTTATATGGCGCTCCTATAAATAATGCTAAAAATGGAGTGTTACCATATTTACTTGAATGTGTAATAGAAAACTTTAAAGATGATAATGAGTTTGGCATTGATTTAGATAGTATATATGATAATGTAAAAAATATAATTACAGATAATTATGGTGACATAATTGACGAATTAAAAAAGAAACATGATATAAATGCTGAAAAAAAAAAGGTTGAACGTGGTTTAAAAGAACAGGCGAAACTCTTAAAAAGTTATAAAGAAGGTAATAAAGAAAAACTAGAAAATGATTTTATAAATGCGCTATTATATATGCCTGGTGTTAATTATAAAAAAATACACAAATATTTAGTTGGTTGTTGCTTAAAAAAAATAGATGATACATTTGATAATGATGCAGATTTAGTAAAAGCTGGTAGAAAAGATTTAATAGCAATTAAAAAGTTTTATTCTACCAATAGAGCTACAAATAAAGTAAGAGATTTAAGATATGTTCCCAATCTTGGTGGTATAAAAGATGAAATAATGAAGGATAAAAATATTGATAAAATAATTATAGATGATTATATTTATGGCATTAATGATGATGAAAACATAGTTATTGTCTGGCTTGAAAAAATGTATGATAAAAATCCTTTACTACCTAACAATATTATAGATGAATTAAAAAATAATCCAAAAAATATAAATAAACTCATAGAGGCCAATATTAACATAATGGCAAAAACAGCAAGAATTAACAATAAAGATTTAGCTAATAATTTTATGATAAAACATATTAATATAAAACAAATATTATTGAATATATGTAAAATTTTATTTCAATATAAAAAAGAATATGAAGATGATAACATCAATTTGCTTGTTGATAAATCTATTAAATATATCAAAGATATTATGAAAGACATTTATAAATTAAATAAAGTATTAAATGATGATATTGTTGTTGATATAAATAGAATTAACTTATATATATTAAGCAGAGTATTATGCTTACCATTTAGTCCAGAAAGCGTAGAAAACGGAAAATTACGTTCAGAAGTAGATTTACCAAGAGAATTTGTGGAATTAAATGCTAAAAATATTATGAAATATATGCTAAATTTATTTGATGTATCAACCTTTCCAACAATGGAAGAGAATATAGATTTTTTAAATAAAAAAAGAGAGGAAAATAAGCAAAAAAAACTTAGCATATTAAATGATAAAACAGTAGATGAAAATCAACTTATTAGTAATTTAAAAAAAGCAGGTATTAGAAATGATTTAATGAATGTAGAAGAAAATAAGGAAGATGATGATATATATAATATTAATAATATGTATGACAATGAGGAAAAAAATGAAAAACAATTATCGGCAATTGACGAGGATACAGATGATGAGAGTATGATGTATGATGATATGGGATTTTTATATAGCTAATTATACTTCTAAATTAGCTTCTAAGTCTAAATTAGCTTTTGCTAATATTTCTTTTGCACGTTTTATATTTTCATCACTTGTATCACTCATACTTACAAGTGATACGTCTTTTTGTGTTATGACTGGATGTCTTTTAACAATATTATTACCAGATGTACCATTTAATTGTATTGGTAGATGTCTATTTGCATCTGAAAATATTTTAGCGACATTTGTCTTATTTTTTTGTGGTATATCTTCAAATGCACAATCTTGAATTAAATTTTCATATTTTAAGTTTATTATATTAAGTTTCTCCTTAATATTTACATCATCTGGTTCAAGTGCTTCAAGTTCTTGTGATAATAACATAAATTGTTGCGATAATTTTTTGAATATTTCAAATTTTTCACTTGATTTTATGCTATTTGAAAGAGACATTATAAGAACACTTACAGCATTAACTACAATGTTAGGAATTTTCATAACATTGGCATCAGTACTAATACTATTAATAATACACATTGCTGAACTTGTAAATACTAATGGAATATTAAAGGCCATCTTAACATAACTCCAAAATGTAGCTGTTCGCGTACATAATAAAGTCATACATTCGCATTTATCTAACAATTTATCAATATTAATCATTTCACTATATTATATATTACATTATTTTTTTTTAGTAATTTAAATTTAAATTATTATATTAGAAAGGCATGGATATAGAAGTAAAGCCAAGTGATTGGATACTACCTAACCGCATCGGTTATAATAAATATATATATAATACATTTCATCCATCAAAATATGATAGTAAAATTAAAAAAAAATCTTGCGAATGTTCAGGTGATAGTTGTGATATCGATATTAAAACAGTTTCTTTATTTCCACAACAACGCATCATAAAAGATTATATACAATTTGATAGTCCTTATAGAGGAATATTATTATATCATGAATTAGGTTCTGGTAAATCCGCAGCATCTATTGCAGCAGCGGAAGGATATATTAATAAAAGAAAAATAGTTATAATGACACCAGCTTCCTTATCTCAAAATTATGAAAACGAATTAATGAAAATATCAAGAACTGGATTAAATTTAAAGAAATCGTGGACTATGATAAAAGTAATTAAATCTAATAAAGAAATGATGAATAATCTAGCAAAATATGCTATAACTGATAAAATTGTAAAAAAAGATGGGCATGTATGGGTTCCATTATATGACGATGATATAGCAGGTGCAGAAATAGTTATTGATAAAACTAAATACTCAAATATACCAAGCAAATATAAGGAAACTGTTGATTCAACAATTGGACATATTATAAGAAATCGCTATACGTTTATTAATTATAATGGGTTAACAGCAAAATTTATAAAAGAATTAGGTGATTCACCATTTGATGATACTTTTGTAATAATAGACGAAATACATAATTTTATTAGTAGAATTGTTAATGGTTCAAGATTAGCACGTGCTATATATAATCATATGATGAATGCAGAAAATATAAAAATTGTATTATTATCTGGAACTCCAATCATAAATCAACCATATGAAATAGCAACATTAATAAACTTAATAAGAGGTAAAATTACAACATATAAAATACCTATTTTAAATGGTTCTTCTAATAAAAAAGATTTAACAAATATGTTAATAAAATCAAAACATTATAATTATATAGATGAATTATATCTTGATGATAAAAATTTAAATATTATGTTATTACCTAAAAATTTTATTCGTAAAGATATTAATTATTCTAATATTATAAAAAAAGAATGGGATAAAGAAGAGTCTACAATTATAAATGAAATAATAAATATATTTAATAAATCAGATAAATCAGATAAATCAGATAAATCAGATAAATCAGATAAAGATTATAAACATAAAACTATAAATATAACTGATAACAAAAAACCATATTTAATAGTTACAAATGGCATCACGGGTTCTATGAAATCAAATATGGGTGATGAAATAATTAAAGATTTAAAATTAAATAATGATTATGTAAAAATAAATATAGATGATTTAGTTGTTAAAAATAAGGATTATAAAAAAAGGGTATTAGAAATAATAAATAAAGTTAATAAAGATTGTGATAATAAAAAGGATTGTATTTTAAAAAAATATGAAAATCCCGATGGCAAATTAATAGAACAATTTAATGAGGCTTATTATGATGTTAGAATGGGTAAAAATAATATAAATTGTACAAGTGATTTTAATAATTCTTGTGATTTATTATTAGAATCTAATTTAGAAAATGCTTTAAAAAATGGTAAAAATATAATATTTGAAAGTCAGGGAACAAAATCACCTAAATGGTTATTATCACATCAATATTTAACTGATAAATATAATATTATTTATGGTTATTCTTTACTTCCTATTGATAATATTATTGATATTATAATAAATAGAGCAAAAACAAATATATTAAAATTTGAAAAAAATCAAAATATTAATGCTCCTCGTTATCCATCAGTTGATAATAATCATATCAATAAAACTATTAATGAAATTATAAAAGTATTAAAATCATTAAGAAATAATTGTATTAATAATTATTTACCATCAAAATGTGGTAATCATAAAATAAATAAACTTATTATTTATAAATTAGATTATAATTATAAATTAAATATAGCATATGACAATGATAATGATATTAATATGACTGATAAAGAATTTGATGAATTAATAAATAAAATTATAAAATCGAATAAAATAAATAATATAATATTAAATAAAAAATATAATATTGATAGACAATATGCTCTTCCTAATAAAAAAGAAGATTTTGATAAATTATTTATAGATGATGCAGACCCTGAAAATATCAAAGTAAAAAATGAAGATTTATTTAAGCGACGTGTATTAGGTATATTAAGTTATTATAAAACAACCGGTTCAGAATTCTTTCCTAGAATGTTACCAACTAATTTCAAATATCTTAATATGACTGGTCATCAATTAAGTAAATATGTTGAAGTTAGACGTAAAGAAATGGAAATGGATGATAGAAAAAAACGTTTTGGTAATAAGGGAAATGCAGACGCTAATTCTGTATATAGAGCATTTAGTAGAATGGTTTGCAATTTCGTTTTTCCAGATAATATTAAAAGAGCATTTCCACAAGATATTCGTATGGTTATGAAAAAAGAGTTAGCTAAATTTGACGATGGTGATGAAGATGATCTAGAAATTGATAAAAAAGATATTAATAAAGCAGTAGCATCACAATATGAAAAACAACTTGAAGATGCTATGAGTAAATTAGAAAAAAGCGATGCTATTGAATTAGATAATTTAAAGAAATTTTATAGTCCAAAATTTGCTGAAATGTTAAAAGATATGAATGAATCGCCTGGTACAGTATTAGTTTATTCACAATTTCGTATGGTAGAAGGATTAGGTGTATTAAAAGAAATAATGAATAGAAATGGTTACATCGAAATAAATGTAACTAAAAATGAAGATTTTGGATATATATTAGAAAATATTGATGTATTTGATGAAAAATATGACGGTAAACGCTATGTAGTTTTCAATGCAGATAGAACAAAAACAAATATACTTATGAATTTATTTAATGGAGATTTCACCCTGTTACCAGATAATATCCGTATGCAAATTGAAAATATTGATAATATAGATCAAAGATATGGAAAATTAGTTAAAACTATGATGATTACACAATCAGGTGCAGAAGGTATTTCTCTTAAAAATGTTCGCCGTGTATTGGTAACAGAATATTTCTGGAACTCCGTTAGAATAAATCAAGTCATTGGTCGCGCAGTAAGAACATGCAGTCATGTTTCATTGCCAAAGCAAGATCAAAATGTAGAAGTATTTATGTATATAATGAAATTGACAAAAGAACAATTAGCAAATAATCCAACTCTAAGAAAGAAAGACAATGAATTAACAACAGATGAACATATCTTACATTTGGCTCAAAAAAAAGAGAATCTAATTAACTCATTTTTGAATATGTTAAAATCTTCATCCATTGATTGTGTTACTCATTCTATGAAAAATAAACCCTTAGAAAATGGTTATAAATGCTATAATTGGCCAATAAATGTAAATGATAATAAATTAGCATATACTGATAATATTATCGCGGATAATAAAATACAACAACATCAGAAATATCAAAAAACACGTAAAAATAAGGGCAAAGTTGTTAGCAAAGATGGTGTCAAATATGTTATGATGGATGGTAAATTATATGATTATAATAGTTATGTCAACGCAGGGTTATTATATCCATCTAATATATAAATAAAAAATATATTATTTTAATTAATAATTATATGGAAGATACGATGAAATGTATTTGTAGGAATAAAAAAACTTTTAAAACATGTAAGATGAATTCTAATTATGATTCTGTATTTTGCAGATATCATAATAATAACAATGAATTAATTTATAAAATATTCCATAAAATATTTGGAAATAAAACTTATATATCAATGAATGATATTTTTAATCTTTATAAATATATTACTGATAATATAAACATTATTGAATATAAAGAGGAAAAACCCGGTTATTTATTTATTGAATTGCTAAAAAAAATTCCTTATAAAATATTATTGTTGATATCTAAGAAATATTTGGAAGAAAAAAAATATAAAAGAAATGATTTATTTAATTATTTACATAATTTAAATGCGAATACATATAAAATAAATAATACCAAAAAATTAGGATTATTTCAAGATAAATACAAATACTATTTATTATCACGAGGTATTAATAAAAATGACATTATTAACACTGAGGATTTATTTTCGTGTGAAGATATTGTAGATATACCAGATAATAGATTATTTATTATTAAAGATAGTAATGGAACATATGGGTTTGATGTTATAGAATTAGAACATTTTATAAGTAATTGTAAAGATGAAGATAAGGAACCTTATAATCCATATACACGGGAGAAGATATCTTGTGATATAATATGGAAAATTAATAAATTCATGGAATACAATAATATATCGCGTAGGGTGATTGGATATAATTGGCAAAATAATATGCACGCATTTACTGATTTATCAATAGAATTAGAAAGACGTGGATTTTATAATAGCCCAGACTGGTTAAATAAAATGTCAAATGAAGATATTTTAAAGACTATAAAGTATTTTAGAGGTTTTTCAACATTTATTGAAGATAGTAATAAGTATTTTATAGATATTTCTGATGATGATAATATTGTATTTAATTTTTGCAAAGATAGTATAAAATTATTGAAGGAGTGTAAAAATGATTTATATGTTTTATGTTGTAATTTAGTAAAGGCACTTGCTATGTGTTCTAATGACTTTTATGAAAATATACCATCGTGGATGTCAGGATTAAACACATCTTCTATATTATCAAATGTATTTTCTATATTAGGTAATGATTCATCTATTAATGGTAACATATCAGAAAATTTTACATTTAGTGGAATTTATAATTTAGGTCAAACATTAAATAGTCCAAATAATTTTTTACTATATTATTATGTAGAATATATGTAATAAAATGAATACATATAATAACGATATCAAATATACTCCTGATTTTGTATACACTCCTCCTACATTGCAAACAAAAAAAGAAACAGAAAGTATTATAGATAAATATATTTGTAAATTTAAAACCGCTATTTATGGTGGATTATTTTTTGCTATATTATCATTGCCGATTGCTTATAAAATATTAGATATGATCGCAAAATTGATATCAAATAATATAGATATATTTGACGAGGATTATAATGAACCTTTACCATTAGGTAGATTTATTATGGCAATTATAGTGATAATAATATTATTTATACTATAAAAAAATTAATATTATATTGGTATTACATAAATCATAATTATTTCTTAACAGCTTTCTTAACAGGAGCTTTCTTAACAGGTTTAGGAGGCTCTTCCTCTTTTTCTTCCTCTTCTTCTTCTTCTTTTTCTTCTTCTTCTTCTTTTTCTTCTTCTTCTTCTTCTTCTTCTTCTTCTTCTTCTTCTTCTTTTTTC